AACTACAGGTGTTTCTGATATGGTTAAATTAAGATTAATATTATCTACAATAGGAGCAAACCAGCCACTCCAATTACCTGTATCAATCCCTGTAATACTAAAACCTATCGTAGTATTATCAGTAGTCCAATCAGATAAAGTTTCAGTTGATAAGCTGTAGTCTTGAGTGCCATCATTGTAATCTAAGATTTGCTCTAAGACATAAGTTTCTGTTGTTTCTCCATAGCTTAATTCTATTGTTGCTTGTACCTTGTCATAGTCCGTACCTTGTGTACACCAGGTGCTACTATTGGCTTCATTGTTACAGCCTAGTGCTGTAAATGATACATTGATATTATCAATATCATAACCAGGATCCAGGTTACTAATAGTTTGTGATATAGTTTTGCCTAGATTACTAGACCAACGAACTGATTTACATAGACCAGAAGCATCAGTACCACCTGCATAACAGTTAGCATCATGCTTTATTTTAGTAGCATCTTCTACTGTCCAATCATTAAGCTGATTGCTAAAGTTTCCGTTACTTAATAGGTTGTCCGTATTCTCGGCTAGTGCTGAATACATCAGCATTAGCCCAACTACGGTTGAGAGTACCATCTTCATTAATTCTTCCTATTCGTTTATATTCTGCCATTGCTTCTTTTCCTATCAATCCTCTGATAGGGCATAAACTTCCAGAATTATACATTGCGATCCACACTCTTGTGTCCTCACAGAGAATGCTTGTGGCCGCCACACTAAGCGAAAGTGCTTTAAGCTGTCTACTTAATTTGATTCGCTCACATGTCTTATCAACGACATGTGTACCAAAGCTACCTGAAAAGATACCTGTACCGATTGCACCAGTACGAGTTACTACACAGACATCAGAACCACTACCAATAGATAGTGAAGGTGAGATTGCAGAGGGAGGAGGTTGATCTTTATATCTTATAGTGGTTTCAGCACCATATACTATAGGTGCAAGAAGTATGCCAACTAAAAATATTAATATCCAATATGCCCAATCTTTCATCTGCCTTCCCAATTATAAAAATGCGTTATACCAAAACGCCCATATCCTTTTTCTATGTAAGTTTTAGATTTTAGTTCTGTTACTTCATGTTGAATATAGCTTGGAAAAAATAACATTCTATTAGGTACGCATTCTATTGTTGCATCTATTGGAACTAGCTTAGTATTTCCACCAAAAAATTGTTTTGGTTCTTTGTATAACCATATTAAACAAGTAAATTGTACGCTATCAGAATGTGGTTTGTAGTGATGGTTTTTGTCATAGTAACCTACAAAAGTAGAATCAGTATTAGTATTAATAAAGTTATTGTGATGTAGTGGCATGGTTTCATATATAATATCTTTAAACTCTGCACTTCTTTGTTTGTACATAGCCCTTAGAATAGGGGACATAAGCATGCCTTTCTGTGTATAAAAATCCCATATATGAAATCTATTTGCATTTGATTTTGCTATACCATCATCATCTTTTGCAACAACTGTATTCTCTGCTTTTTCATAAGTAGGTTGAGTTAGATACATGTTTAACTCATACCATATTGCTTCTAATTCTGTTTCGGTATACCAATTATCAATGACTAAGTATGGAGCTTCTTTTTTCTGGTTGCAGATTTTAATATCCCAATCTTGTTTTATTTCTTCAACAACTAAATTCATGATTTACTTTTATACCTGCCATCTCGTTTACATAATCTTTTAAAAGGAATCAATCTACCTTTATATTCAACAACAACTTCATGTCTTTTTCTGCCCATAAATTGTATGGTATACACAGGTTTATCACATTGAATCATATGTAAAGTATCCCACTTAACAATATTAACCCAACGATATTTGTTTACTTCTAATTCTGTTTGTCCAGGCACTCTGACATATTCTGTATATCTACCCCATAAAAGAAAAGCTATAAAACTTCCTTCATGGTCATGCATCACTTGTTCAACTGGTAATATTTTAGAAAAAAAGAAAGCAAAATATGGAGACCAAAATCCCCATCTTAAAATTGTTGCATGATTAGTTCGAGTAACTACATGAGATGGGCCGATACCCCACTCAACTCCATTAGCCATAGAACCTCCTATAAATCTTTGAGAAGAACTTTATCATAGCCACCTGATCCATCTGACTTAGGAACTTTAATATATTCTTTTATGTCTGCTTTATTAACATTTGCTGCTATACGATTACCATGATTATCAGTATTGGCTACAACTATTTCTGTATCACTAAGGTTTGTTAATTCATCAGCGTAATCTGCAGTAAATTCAGTATATATTTCTTGGTTATTACCATACACTTGGTATCTTTCTAAATGAAAACAACCAGTAACTTCTACTAATTCTTTATTGTTGTTAAATTGAAACTTAAATAAATCATCATTGTGTGATAGTTTTTTATCTTTTGAGATAGGCATAACAATGTCTGCTTTCAATGATTCAGCCCAGGTATACATATCTTCTACTGTACCATGCACATAAATTGCTTGTGTATTTTGTAATTCAAAATCAGAGTTACACATATCAGTAATGTATCTTACTTCCAAATTATTAGGCACACTTACTACTGGCAATACTGCTTTATCTCTATAAACTACTTCTATAGTTTTTACGCCTGTATCCATATCGTAAAAATATTTTATAAAGTCTTTGTTTAGCAATAAACTATTTTGTACTTTGCTGCTTTCATCATGTTCTGGTCTAGGACTGCACACATGTACGCTATATTTATTGCCTTCCATTTTGACACCCCATATTTGCATAGGATAAGGATATTCTTCGCCAGGAAATTTTTTAAGTATTTCATTTTTTACTTTAACTGTTTCTGGATCTTCTGAACCAGCAAAATAATTTCTGTGTACTACTTTCTTATTTTGTACCCAGGTTCTAAATAAAATTGGTTTACTCACGATACTGCTCCTTGAACATTACTATTACCATCTTCCCATGTTAATGAATTACCACCTAAATTAATAGCTTTTCCAGCTGCACCTCCAGTTCCTCCTGAACCAGATGCTGAATTTGATTTTCCTCCACTATCTGTATTGGCTTGACCAACACCACCATTTTGTCCTGCTGCACCAAAACCACCACCTTGGCCGCCTGCTCCATTTGATGCACTTGACATTACTGAACCAGCACCACCTCCAGAACCTGCACCACTTATACTACCAGCTTGTCCTCCATTTCCAGCTACATTTTGCCCATTAGCACTCATGGTAGCTCCTGCACTACCTCCAGCACCACCATTTTGACCAGCTCCACCACCACCGCCAGCACCTGAAAGAGATTGAAAAGTAGATGACCCTTTCATTGATGTTGAAAATGATCCGTTACTACCTCCACCTCCACCTCCACCAGCACCTCTGATGAAGCCACCATTGTTTTGAATAGTAGTATCAAAGCCTAAATTTATAGCAGAGCCTCCAGCAGCACCATTACTACCTGCTGCATTTGCTTGACCACTTTGACCTGCAGCACCACTACCACCTGCACCACCACAGCCAACAATTTGATTGTTGTTTATAATTTTAAGAGTATCTCCTGATGCCCATTGATTACCTGTATCAATCGCATACTGACCAGTACTAGCAGAACCTACTATTGCATTTACTGTTAATACAACATTTGAAATACCAGCAACATATGTGCCACCTCTATTAGCATAGATATTATAGTTTTGTGTAGTTCCTGAAATAGTTAAAGCAATATCTACAGATTTTGCTGATCCATAAAAATCACTAATATCTATAGCTCCAGAACTTGGTATAGCTCCATTATCTCCTGATATACCAGATGGCACATTAGAACCACCTGCATAATATTCACTTAAGGAAATAGGATTAGATCCACCAAATTCGGTTTGGATATCACTTAAACTTAATGCACCTGATGATCCTATTGGCATTAGATTGTACCAAAGGCTGTTACATCACCTACTACTGTTAAATTTCCAGAAGCATCTAGCTTCATTTTATTTGTACCACCAGTAGCAAATTTTAAAACTCCACCATCTTCTGTTATTGTCCAGTTTGTAAATTTCACACTAACTGCACCAACAACAACATCTCCTGTACCTTTTGGCACAAGTTTAATATCAATATTAGTATCATCTCCTGTTGCTTGTAATTCAGGAGCATTACCTGTAGCAGCATTCTTAACAGTAAATTCATTTACAGCTGATGCTGTTTCTGAAAATTTAATGAGTTCTAAAGTACCATCACCTAACGCATTACCATTAACATCTAACATGCCACCTAGTTGTGGTGTGGTATCTTCGACTACATTTTCTAACTCATTACCTGTTGCTTGAGTAATACTTGCAAAAGATAATTGAGCTGAACCATTGGTTTTTAAAAACTGCCCTGCACTACCATCAGCTTGTGGATACTTTAATCCATCAAGAATGACATCACCTGATCCATTTGGTGTAATACTAATATTGCCATCACTTGTAGATACAATAGAGTTACCATTAACATCTAAATTACCACCTAATTGTGGTGTACTATCATCAGCAACACTACCAATACCTGTAACATTAACACTTACCCAAGAACTGCCATTGTAAAATTTAAGAGCATTACTTGTGGTATTGTAAAATAAATCTCCTTCATCTAATGAATCTGTAGGATCACTTGAACCCACACGATAACGAGCAGCAAAATCATTTACTGAACCCATGTTGTTAGCTACTTCGTTTACATTAGCGATACTTCCAGCAACAGTATTTATATTGGTAACTGCTCCTGCTACTGTTGTTACATTAGAACTAATACCAGCAACAGCCGAAACATCAGAAGATATTCCAGCAACTGTTGTTACATTTGCCTGGATTCCTGCTACCGTTGTAACATTAGCTTGGATACCAGCGACTGTAGTAACATTACCAGATATACCTGCAACTGTATTAACATTTGATATTGAACCTGCAACTGTATTTATATTACTAGAGTTACTAGCAACACTACTTACATTAGAAGATATACCTGCAACTGTAGAAATATCAGTAGCTATTCCAGCAACTGTAGTTACATCTACTGCTGCAATCGTAGTTTCTAAATTACCGTCAGAATCAAATGTCGCAACTTTACTTGCTCTTGTTGCCTTAGCTGGTAAAGTAACTGTAGCAGCTATAGTGTCAGTATCTAATAACTTAACACTTCTTTGACTTTGTTGGTCAAGGTCAGCAACCATA